GCGATATTATTAAAGGGACAGCGGTTGGTGGTGCATATGGTGCAGCATCTGCAGCAGTTGCTGGTGAGCAAAGACTTGTCTTCGGGCAGGATGAAATTGTTCTCCATATTCCAGATAAAGTTGTATCAGGATATAGTGCAAACTGGGAAACTGCAGATCTTGGCGGACTCGTTGGTGCTGTTGCTTCTGGTAAAATGTCAGCAGATTCATTGTTCAATAAAAATGGTGAATTTGATGCAGGATCAGCAATGCGTTCTGGCGGCGAACTTGGTGACTATGCATTAAGAAAACTTGGTAAGGTTGCAAGTATTGCTGGTTTTGATAACATAAGCAATGTTGTTGCTGCGACTTCCAAGAAAGTTGAAAACCCATATAAGGAACAACTATTTCGTTCTATGGGGTTCAGGAAATTTGCGTTTGATTATAGATTTTCTCCTAAGAGCGAGATTGAAGCGGACGAAATTTTCGGTAAAGATGGTATCATACAAACTTTCTCGAAACACATGCATCCAACAAGAAGTCAAAATGGATTGTTTTTGACCTACCCGTCAGAATTTCTTATCATCTACTACCATAATGGTAGCGAAAATAATTACATTAAGAAAATTTCTAATTGCGCATTGACAGACATGACTCTAGAATATGGCGCAGAAGGATTCACAACTTTCTCAAACGGTTGTCCTTCCGAAGTGACAATTCGGTTACTATTCACTGAATTGGAAACTCTAACAACAGATAGAATTGAACAAGGATTCTAAGATGCTTTTTTCCATGTTTCCTCTTTTAAGAATAGAAAATCTACCAACTGGACCTGCAATCGTAACTGATATTTTTCGCAGAGTTTCAATGGATCCGTTCAAAAACAATGTAGTTCTTCTTCAAGAAGTAACTATTCCTGACGGATTTACCATCGAACAAGTTGCTGATAAGTATTATAATCGCGCAGATTATCATTGGGTTATTATGGTCATCAATGATATAATTGATATCAGAAAAGAATGGCCAATGAGTAATTCAGATCTTCTATCATATTCTAAAAAGAAATATGGGGTGACAGGAATATATGAAACGCATCATTATAGAACAACAGATGTTGATAAATTAACTGTGGATTATGATGCTACAGGAATTGCGAATGGAGTTGTAGAAGAAGTGACAAATATTCAATATGAAGAAGAATTAAATGATTCCAAGCGACAAATTAAAATGTTAGAATCTAAATATCTCGGAGAATTCGTCTCGATATATTCGAGCATAATTAGTGGTAAATAATAATGGCTGAAGAAGCAACAAAACAAGAACAACCTAAAGCAAAAAGAGCAGCAACAATTGATGATGGTTTGCAAAAGCCAGGAGACGTAATTATCAATCAACTGTTGCTCAATACAGTAAGTTCTGAATTTTCGATAGATTTAAAACCATACATGATGGAATTACATCTGTTTGAAGATATTTTTTCGCCCACGTTACAGGGTTCTGTAGTAATTCGTGACGCGATAAATCTTATCGGTAAACTTCCTATTATTGGAGACGAAATTTTAACTGTTGATATTCAAACACCATGGGGCGATTTAGCAGGGGAAAATAAATCTAATTTGGGATCTTTCGATCCATTAAATAAAATTCAGAAATCTTTCTCTGTTTATGCAGTAAAAAATAGAAAACTCAACAATGACAGAGAACAATATTATCAATTATTTTTCTGTTCCATTGAAGCATCCACTGATAATATTATTCGGTTGAGTCAAAAATATGAAGGTACGACAGACGAAATCGCATTTAAGATTTTCGAGGAAAACATTTCAACACCTCGTATTTTTACAAACAAACAAGCAGTAGATGATACAGATGATAAAACACAACTGTTCATCGCAGACACTCCACATAGTTCTGTAATAACATTTGTTCCTCCGATGTGGTCACCAATTCAAACTATTAATTGGTTGGCAAAAAGATGCATTGGTTCTGAGTATAAAACCCCGACATTCCTTTTCTTTGAAACCACAAAAGCGTTTTATTTGTCATCTATTGAAGAACTGGTGGCATATCAATTAGAAAACAATCAAATCTATTCAGATTATGTTTATCATCCAAATATAGATAATCTTGACACAACTTCTTCTTTATCTAAAGGATTCGCCACAGTAGAAGCAATGAATTTCTTGACTAATTTGGATATTATACAAAGTCAAGATCTAGGGCATTTTGCAAGTACGGTGCATTCATTTGACCTTGTGAAGAAAGATTATACTCAATATACTTATGATCACGGTTTTAATTTTAATGGAACACCAGAAAACCCGACAAAGCACATGGAATCTTATAAGTTTGTAGCAGACTCGAAGGGTGCTGGTTCATTTCAATATGATGAAACCAGAAAATTCAACATGATATATCCAATGAATGTTTTAAGATCTGGTGATAACAGACCATTCGTTTCTACAGTAAATCCAGGAGTATTAGACTCAACAGAAGATTCTATTGATCTTCATCCTGAGCAGTTCGTCGCGCAACGCAATAGTTCGTTGATGGATATAACTACTATGCGGTTGCAATTAACTGTTCCTGGAAGAACAGATATTGAAGTTGGAAGATTGATACGGTTTTATTATCCTTCAGTTGGTGAAAAAAATGTAAAAGATGATTCAGAAGCAACTATATGGGATATTTTAATTTCTGGTATATATATGGTAACTGCGATTCACCATCAAATAACTCCGTTTAGACATACAATGTTTATTGAAATCGCAAAAGACTCCTATGCTCAACCTCTGTATGATGTCGAAGATGGAGAACCCGAGACACCAGAAACTGCTCCGACTGCTCCAGCAGCAACTCCAGCACCAGCAACAACACCGATCGCAACCCCAGCGGCAAAACCAACAACTTGAGAGAATAATAATGGATAATATTACATCTAACAATAACCCAAATTTTTATTGGTGGTTTGGTGTCGTGGAAGACAGAGAAGACCCACTTCGGTTGGGAAGATGTCGCGTAAGAATTATTGGTTATCATACTGAAGATAATGAAGTTCTGCCTTCTGACGATCTTCCATGGGCGATGCCTGTCATGCCCGCAAATTCAGCCGGAACTTCTGGTGTTGGATGGTCGCCGACTGGTGCTGTTGAGGGAACTTGGGTTGTTGGATTTTTTGCTGATGGCGAAAGCGGTCAACATCCTATGTTCTGGGGAACAGTCGGATCGATTCCAGGGGGATTGAGATCTTCAGATTGTGCCCCATCAGAAGGTTCAGGATCTTCTGGTGACGACGCAACAGGTGCACCATCCGAAGAAGATGGTGGTCAACCTATTTCTGCTGGTCCGCCAAATCAAGAGTTTTGGACATTAGTTGCAGTTTGTGCAGCAGAAGCAGGAATGGGAGCCGATAAAGCGCAAGATCAATGTGATGTTGCACAATCTATCTACAACAGAATGCTCGCAGGAGTTTATGGTGGTAAATCAGTAACTCAATGCGTTTGTGCTACATGGCAATATGAACCTACTTGGAGATATCCGCAACAAGGTACGACAAGCAAACCCAATGCTGAATGGAAAAACATAAAAGATATAAACAGTGCTGTGAAGGCATTGGGTAAAAAAGGAAACGCAAAGCAATTGTTAACTGTTGCAAACAATTTAAAGAACAAAGAATTACAAGATAAGTCTAGAAAATTTGTTGGACCAAGAACAGACTTCAGAGGAAATCCATATAAAGGTGCTGTAAATAAAGCAGTCGATAGAATTCCAGGCAGCAACAGAACAAATGCTTTTGGTTTTAATAAAAAGAGCACATATAACGGCGAAAAGGGTGTTGCGCAAGTTCCATCTTTTGTCACCAATCAAGCATTAGGATAAAGGTTTGATGATAAACAAATACGACGCATTCACTCCATACTTCACTTCTGCTGATACTATCAACATGGCAGAGGATGATACTATTGGTTCTCTTACCAGAGATGACGTAGTTACACTTCTGAAAGAAATTCAGAAGGCGATGACCCTGCAGTATTATAACAAAGTTTATAACTTCGGTCAAACTCCTCCTGGACCAGGATACAACTTGCTGGCGTCAAAGGGCGGACAAATAACCAAAACTGGTGATCAGTGGAAATTCATGGTTGTTCATGCTGATGGTGAATATGGAGTTTATAAACTCGGAATCACTCAACTTATCGATTCTGGTATGTTCGGCAGTGAACTGAACAACTGGGTATCTGAAAATCTTCCAAATATTCCTGTTCCTTCCAAGGGTAATGAACAGTATGAAAGTTGGTATAGTAGATATTTAAAATATGAGGGTGGAAGTGATACCCGAATTATTGAAGGTCCAACTAGTGCCAGAAATAATGCATTATATTACATGCTTACGCATATTATTAATGGGTCAGATTCAAAGTTTAATGTTTCGTGCCATCCTCAAATTCAATCAGACACTGCACCGCCGCAACAACCAGTAGAAAGAATATCAACTGATCCTACAAAATTAAATGCTGTTGACGTATCTATTCAAGGTAAAGTTGTTGAAATTGATGCAATAGAACCACCATTGTGGGCAAAACTACAAGACGGAACGATTGTCGCTCCTAATTTTCCTACTGACGCAAGTTCGAATACATCTGCAAGAGATGCATATAGATTAACTCAACAGGAACTGAACAACCCTGAACCACCAAGAACACTATTTCTTGATCCGAAAAATATGCATCATGCGTTCATTACGCAACCGCAACTACAAGATCTTGCTGCGTCAAATTTACTCAAATTTACGTATCAATTATTGCTGACTTCAAGAGCAATCAATGAGAACATAGACAAGAAAACTCTTGCTGGTGCGCTTGGACTTTCTATTTGTTATAATATTGATGCAGTGCAAAATTATTTGCGAGGAACAGTTAAGTCTGACGAAAATGGTGTTTCGGCGAAGTACTGGTTTGATGTTGGATTTAATGCTGTTGCGTTACCACAAGAGAAAGTGGAAACTCCAGGACCAACTCCTGGGACAACCAGCGTTGTTAAAGACGAACAAGTATCTCCTCCGCCAACAGAAGAACCAGTGCCAACAGTGGGTGAAACCACAGTAGAGACTGCGAAAACTTCTAATTCTCCGTTGGAATCAAAAGAAGTTCCTAAGAAAATTGTTAAGACAATCAATAATGGTTCTATTGCTTATGAATTGACACCAGCAGGAACTATATCTGCAAAGGTTACTACAGGAATTAAGAAAACTCCTGCCCCTGCATCTTCATCAGTAACTAATCCATATTATTTTATCCAAAGCGGTATAAAAATTACTGCAGAACATGTTGGCGCGGAAACGTATAGTCTTCATATCGTAGATAAAATCGAAAACAATAGAGATCTATTCGTTGGCACCAATAAAGATCCAATCGCATTATCTGCCGCAGCAACAACGAAACTTACTCGACTGGTAGCAACAGAACGTGATTCGTTACATAATAGACCTGCCTTTGGTACATGGTTGCTTGCCATTGAAGATACTATAGATTGGTTGGTTGAAAACTACTCTTCCATTGCAAGTTCGCAGAAAGAATTAAAAAGCACAGATAAGAATTCCTCAGCAGATGACGCCGAGAGCAATAAAACTATTGCCTTTGATGATCCCGCTGATGTAGAAACTTTAATTAAGCAACTTGATGCTAAGGCGCAAGAAGCAGAGAGATCAAAATTAACATTTACATATGAGGCGTGTGTCTCAGCAAAGAATGACATTCAAGTCAATTTTACTGCGGATACTGCAAGTATTTCTACTGCTGTTTCTCAATCAACACAAACTGCGACAGATGGAAGTTCGACTTCCTCTGTATCCACAACAGAATCATCAGGTGCAGTAACGACTGTAACTACTACTACAACTGCAGACGGAACCGTTACACAAACTAAAACAATTCAAAAAGTGGAAGCACCGTTGAAAGATGCTGCTCCCAATAACCTTGAAAATGGTATCGAACACAATTTAAGATCATCTGAATCTCTCAACACACAGAATAATTCTCCTTCTGCAAATAATTTACCGAGCAATGAAGGCACGAATGTTGATAAACCTGAAAACAAAGGATTTGTTGATCCAAATAAGGGATATCCAAAAAAAGAATATGTAAACAAACCAGATACTAATAGTCTTGCGCTTGGTGTGAATTCCCCTGGAATTAATCCTGATCCAAGAACTCCAGCGGGTGATAAACCTTCACAATCATTGGGATCTTCTCCTGCTGCAAGAAACGCATCGAGGAAACGTGGTGTAAAAACAGCAGGACGTTCTGGTGCAACATGGGAACAACCAGAAACTCCATACGCAGCAAAATATCCATTCAACAAAGTATTTGCTGGTGAATCTGGACACGCATTAGAAATTGATGATACTCCAGGATTCGAACGTCTTAATATTGCGCACAAGTCAGGAACCTTCACAGAAACTGGACCAGATGGAACACAAGTAAATAGAATCATGGGCAATGGTTATTCCATCTTAGAGAAAGATGGATATGTCCTGATTGAAGGTAATGCCAATGTTCACATCGCAGGGCAATGTAATGTGTTCATTATGAACGATACCGCACTAACTATGCACGGTAAAGTCAGTCTTGACATTCATAATGATGTTAATGTCAACATTGGCGGGTCGCTTGGTCTTTCAGTACAAGATGGTATATATCTAAGAAACGAAGGTGATATTTCTGTTAAGAATGAAGGTAAGGTTGATGCTGAAATAACTGGCGCAGTCACTACTAAAACTGCAGGTAAATATAACCTGACAACAAATGCAGGGTTGAATCTGACATCCAAAGTTAATACGCATATCAAATCTGGTGGAGCATTCTTTAACCATTCAACTGGTAACATGAACCTATGTACTGATGCAGAAATTCTTGCTAAATCTACTGGTGATATCAACTTAAAAACTGCCGCGATGATCAATCAAGAATCGACTGGTAATGTCAATATTAAATCTGCTGCGATGATCAACCAAGAATCAACAGGCAATGTTAACATTAAATCTGCTGGAACTATTAATGCAGAAAGCACAGGAAACATCAGTTTGAAGGCACCACTGGTTACATCTTCGCCTATTGATACTGCAACTCTTGATGTAACAACAGCAAATATTACTACATTGAATGCAGGAACTACAAACCTGAAGGGAACACATAATACTCCAGATGATACTACCAATATAAAGGGTAATACCACTGCATCTATCACAGTTCCTGCGTCTGCTGGTTCTGCTGGATCCGCTGAAGATGCAATCTGTGCAGTATCTGCGAAGTTACCAGTAACATATGAGTTAGAACAACCTGTATCTCTATCTACACCACAACCAGTCGAGAGAACTAACAACGCAGTTAAGACTGGATATGACGGTGAAAATGATGCCATGAATAGTGATGGCGGTGAGATGGATGCAAGCGGCAATAGAGCACCCACTAGTGATGAGCGACCATGTGCAGATACAGATGCGGATCCGTCAAATCCTGGTAACCAAACAAATACATCAGACACTGGAGATCCAGATTCGTCAAGTGGCATAATTCCAGGAAAAGCAGGTCCAGCACCAAAACAATGTAATACAGTTATTATTGGTGGAAAAACAATTGAGTTACCGCCACTTCCTGGTCCTGGCCAACGTTTCAATGGTGAATTACAATTATCTCCCAATTTTAAATTGAAAGATTTATGCGTAACTCCAAGCAATGGGTGTCCAGGAGGTTGGAAAGCAATTCGTAAATCAGATAGTGGACCTGACGTGCCGCAGATTTTAAGTAATATGCGTTGCTTGGCAGTTAATGTTCTCGAACCATTGCGGGCAAAGTATGGTAAGTTTGGATGGTCATGTGGTTACAGATCTGTGCACCCGTATAAGAAAACACCAGACAAAGGTGCACATGGTTATGGTGCTGCTATCGATATTAACTCTGTTCCTGGATATGACAAGAAAGATTACTGGAAGATCGCCACGTGGATCGCAAATAATCTTAAACATGATCAGGTTCTGCTCGAGAAAAGAGGAAGTTCTGTTTGGATTCACGTTGGTTGGGTATTTAAAGACGGCAATCAACGAAGATTGGATGGAACGTTTATTGATGATACATGGGCAAAAGGTGGAAGAGGTAAGTTCCTAAAAATTTCATAAGATCGCGCAGGGTATATAAATAAGCATATGGCAGTAAAAGAAACAAACAGAATATACTCTGATCTGGATTTATCCTTTGGTGCGCATCCAATTACGGGTGACGTTGTAAAGAAGTATGACGTCAATTCAGTCAAACAAGCACTCAAGGTCTTGATCTTGACACAATATTATGAAAGACCTTTTCAACCAAAATTGGGATCTCCTGTATATGGTATGCTGTTTGATCAGGTCGATACAATCACTGCGAATTCTTTGAAATTGAGAATAGAACTACTAATTAACAAATTTGAACCGAGAGTTAGATCTCAACAAGTAGATGTAGTTCCATTATATGATGAAAATGCATTTGAAATTACCATGTATTTTTACGTTATTGGTGTTCCAGATCCCGTAACATTT